ACCTTATGTTTTTCGCAAAGTCTTTGAGCAATCGGAATATCAAAGCCTGTAATATTATACCCTGCTGGAATCGGTTGAGGGAACCATTGTCCCGGCTTTTTATCAACTGTGTACTTCGCACACCAAGTGCAAAAGTTTTTCCAAGCGACTTTCTGACTGATGCCACCCTTCCATTTCTCGATGATCTCGTCAAATGAAACACCATAGTTATCAGCGTGCCATTGAACAGTCTTTTCTCGTTCTGGGGTTAGGTAGTCATCCTTGTCGATTCCCTCTGGCTTGATTACTACATCAAATGCCTGATCCTTTTTGGGTTCCAGACTTTCTGGATCAATAGGAACAGCAGCAAGCTGAACAGGATTACAAGTATCTTTATTTGGAGAATCTGTTTCAAAGTCAAAACAAATAATCCATCTAGTATTCTTAGGCATCTTTATCCTCCGGTTCAACATACAAGCTTTCAAACAAGAAGGAACCTCCCTTCTCTTTAACATGTTCTCGGACAGTTCCAATTTCCTGACCAAGTGTTTTGTCAAACGAATCACACATTTCGCCAAACGTTTCGTTATCAATAACAACCTTCTTGATGAAAGGGTATTTCAAAGAAAGCTGCATCATCTCTTGCCTAAATCCAAGCATTATATTATTCTCCACCTACGATATTAACAACATCCATAACTTTATCTAACCCTCTAATAGCCAAACAGTCTAACTTCAAAAGTCCAACCTCTTCGCAGCTTGGTCCTTCAAATCCAGCAAGCATGTTCTTGCCTTTGTTGTCTAGAACCATAGGACATGATTCACTGATTGGATTACTAGAAACAACAATTCCAGCAGCATGTTTGCCAGAAATAATCTTTGTATGCTCAATACGAATAGCTTGTTCAAAAATCTTAGCCATTCGTCCTTCTAATTTACCATCTTTGCCAAGGTAGCACCAGCCCTTTAGTTTGTCTGGAGTATTTTCCAATGCCCACAGGATACTAGAAGAATAGCCATATTCCTCTTCAATATCTTTGAGTTCATCAGAAACCTTTGCTTCGTCTTGAAGGCATTTTGTGATTGCCTTTTGTTCGTCAAACGAGATGTTGCCTCTAGCTGCCATAACCCTAGTCAACGCAGCTTTACCTTTCAATGTTTGGAAAGTAATAATCTGTGCAACATTCTCTTCACCATATTTATTCCTAATGTATTCAATAGTTTCTTCTCTTGCGTTCTTAGGAATATCAAAGTCAATATCAGGCCAAGAGATTTTCCCCGGCGCGTTACGACCTGCATTATAAAATCTTTCAAAGATTAGGTTATACGGGATCGGATCGACCTGAGTAATGCCAAGAAGGTTAGAAACCATGCAACCAGCAGCAGATCCACGCCCCGGTCCGGTAATGTACCCTTTTGATCTAACAAATCGCAATATATCATCAACAATAAGAAAGTAGCTAGACAGGCCAATCGAAGTAAATACTTCAAGTTCATTATTAACCCTTTCTCCATACTTATTAAATAGATCTGAACCAGCCTCAATTCCTTTCATCTTCCTAGACCATCCCTGCCTGCACAGCTTTCTTAAATAATCCTCTGGACTCAATCCATCAGGACATTTAAATTCTGGAGGTTGTGGAGACTTGGTAATATCATAATCTTCACACATATCTAAGATTAGATTTGTATTGGCAAGCTCTTGCTCTGTATGGAACTCCATCATGTCTTCATAAGAAGGAATATGATAGTTGTCAGAGGAAAAAATAGTTTTTAAGATATTGCTTGCAGTTCCCTGCTTCAGTTCTCTTTGAACTTGGGGGATGCTTTTTTTCAGTGAAGTACAGACAAGAACCTGTTGGTCCTGTGCATCTTCTCTTCTACAATAATGAGCATCTGGAGTTGCAACACATGGGATCTTTGTGACCCTAGAAACTTGTCTTAGACAATTCGCAACCTGTCCTGCAAACTTATTAATTCTTGAATCAATTAACTGAATCTCAATAAAGAAGTTTCCTTTACCAAAGATACACTCTAGCTCTTTAGCTTTTGCCACTCCTTTCTTCATCCAGTCTGGATCAAGCTTTCTGTCTGGAGTGGTTATGGCATCTGCAAGAACAGAACCAAGATGACCACTAAATGAGATAAGGTTTTTCTGAGATCCCATTCCTGCCATGATGTCAATATCAATTCTTGGCTTATGATAGAAATGCTCTATTTTATTTGAGGAAGAAACCAAGGACAGAAGATCCTTCCAGCCTTGGTGATTCTTAGCAATAATAACTTGGTGGCTAAGTTTGCTATTATCTTTATTCTTCTCATCAGCAGGCCCAGAAGCAACATACATTTCACAACCAAGAAGAGGACGCATCCCTGCACCTCTTATTTGGTTTGAAAAATCTACTGCGCCACCAACAGTCCCATGATCGGTCAAAGCACAAGCGTTTGCCCCGATCTCCTCAATCCTCTCTGCGATATCGTCACACTTACTAAGTCCATCAAGAAGTGAGTACTCAGAGTGAACATGCAAGGGAGTGTACTTCATTTAATTCCTCAATTGGTAAATTATAACAATCTGCTTTGACGACAAAACCGTTTGAGTCGTCAATGTCGCCCTTTTTAAGTTTGTGGGCTTTCTTAAAGTATTCTTTCTTATCCATCCATCCCAAAATCCAAGCCTTTACAGGAGTGTCATTATGGAATTGGATTCTCACAAAAATGTATCTGTCACATCTCTGCTTAGTATTATACGCTGCGATAGAACACTCATAGAAGGGTTTGGGTGGAGATTTGCATCTTTTTGTTTTGACATCGTATGTCAACCCCTGACAAATCAAATCATAATCCTTCGTGTTTTCTATTGTACAATCTAATGCGTGTTTTACAAGCTCTTCTCCTAAAAATCCTGCAATATTTCCTTCACCCTTAGTGATAGAATTATTAATTTCTCCCATATCAAATGCCTTTGCGCACGCGCTTTTAAGCATCTCTGGTTTAATCTCTACTTCAATCATTAGTCTTGCACCTTTCCACCACCAGAACCGTAACGTCCATGCGTATGGTCTGGATGAATGTAATTTCTAGTAACCCAGTCAATTCCGTTTTTCTTAATCATATACCTTAGTTGTTCGCACTTTGTCATGGTTTCACCATACTTTGTACGCTGCCCCGGTCGCATTTCAGTTATCGGAACAACATTTGGCGAATCTTCAAAGGTTGTTTTACCACAATGGCAAATATATTTACAGAAAAAGCCTTGCTTTGGATTGATTTCTGGAATCGTTTTAGGCTCTTCTGTATCTCTAATCTTCTCAAATCTATCACGAATAATGTTTTCGGTTTCCTCTAGATCTGAATCTTGGTAATGTACTGTGAATGGACCTCCTGTATTGATGAAATAAATAGTCATCAGGAATGTATGAACATCAGGATACATATGTTTACAGGCATAATGATATAATCTTAGTTGTGGATTATAAAATAAGTTTTCCTGTGTATATTCTTTACCTGTTGCCCAGTCTTTTCTTTGTCCTGTTTTCCAATCAATAACCTCATAAACTCCATCACCAACATCGGCAATCAAGTCAATGGTTCCTTTCAGTTGCAGGTTTCCAGAAAGACCATGTTCCTCATAATTATACTTTGCCCAAGGCTTGTCAATTTCAAAATCAAAGTGAGGTTCTGCATCAACAACATCTCTTTTCCTTGGGTCGTACATTCCATCTCTAAACTTCAAGGCTTTCCAAGCCCAGCTAAGACAATCCTCAAAGTCCTTTTTAGTCCAAGCGTTTTTACCAGTATGGTAGTTGAACATGTTTGTATAATATTCATAAACCCTAGCACCAATGGAGTTTAAGTATTCTGGCTCATAATTATCTGTGAAGACTTCTCCAATATCTTCATCATCAATTATCTTCTTGCCTTCTTGAGCAGCTTTCTTGCATAGCGCAGTAATTTCTAAAATCTTATGAGTAATGGTTCCTTTGTCTGCTTTTTTACCTCCCTGTCCACGCAGTCCCAATATATACTCGCTATAGAATTGCATAGGACAAGTCCTATGACTATTAAAAGAACTGCTCCTAAAGTAAACAATAGGCATCCCCATATTACACTCCTAGATCTGTAAGATACTTGCAGTTTAGATCTTTTAACGCAAGGTAAACTGCTTTGTTTTGTTCTGCAATATCAAGTTTCTCATTGTCGATAATCTTATCACAAAGATCAAGTTGAACTTGCTCACTAGCATGGGTATCTTTTGAATTGAATAAATCTCTAGTTAGCCCAAGAACTATTCCGCCACTCTTTTGGATGCCACGAATCTCATTATCAAATCGTGCATCTGAAACGAGTGCTAGTTTTGGGTTGTCTTTTTCTATTTGCCTCATCATTGAATCAAGCCAAATATCTTCGTACATATTTCTAAACACTTCTGTTCCCATGTATTGAAGGAACTGTCTTGCTGTCATCTGTTTTTTCTTTCCCGATTCACCTGAATATGTTGCCTTAAAATTAAGGTCCATTCCGGGCATGTCTCTCCATAAGAACTTTGTCTTTTGGTTCTTCTGCTTGTTTGTTCCATATACCATTTCAGGCTCAAGTCCAAACACCTCTACAGCCATTTGCTTCAGCTTATCAGCAAGGGCATAAAGTTTAACTTCATTAAGGGTTTCTAGAACAGCATCAGTATTAATATCAGGGTTGTCAAACTTGATATACTCTTGACCTTTAATTGATTCACCAAAAACATCTGAAACATAAATCAGCCCATCATCGCCAATCTTTGCTTTCTTACAAACTCCATTTTCTATGAGCTTTAGCATCACAATAAAATTGCAACAGGTATTTTTACCGCTTTGCTTCTTGCCTGAAAATCCAACGATCTGAGTCATTTATAAATCTCCTTTGCCTTATCAATCCAAGGTCTAATATCTTCTGTTATTTCATTAGTATTCATTTCGCCAACATCTTGTTTATTGATATCGACTGTGTAAACTCTGTAAGATTTCTCACATTGTTCTTTTATCTTTAACGCTGCCTTTTGACCAGCCTCGTTTTCATCATTGTCCATTATAACTATTATAGACAAAGCACCTGACTCATCAATCAATTGTTTCTGGAAAGTATTTAGAACAGTACCAAACAAAGCAACTGAGTTATGAATACCTGCTTCTTCTAGCCTCCAAACATTCCCCGGCGATTCGACGATTACAATAACGCCAGTCTCTAGGATATGTTCTTTAGCCCTCCAGAAATTATACAATGACTTTTCTTTCTGGAATCCTTTTGAGTGCTTCCATTTAGGAAAATGAAAACAGTTTTTCTCAGGATCATGGTATGACTTACATTTTTCACATTGATCGAAAATACTTCTAGCTGTAAAGCCAACGATCAATTCACCACCATCATCATAGATAGGAACGACAGACCTGTTAAAGAACTCTTTTCCATAAGTCTTACAAGTACCAACGTCATAATCATCCAACACCTCGATACTATACCCTCTTCCAAGGAAGTATTGCGATGGAATCTCTACACGCTTTCTGTAAAACTCTCTGTCTATTGTTCCCTTTAGTTTGTTTCCGCCAAGATTGTTTACAACCTTACAAAACTCATGGTTGCCAACATTGAGGGCTTCTCCCTTCATTTGACCAAAGCTAATCTTGTACCTGTTTAATAGGAAGTCGATTGTCTGCTCAAATGTGACCATCCTATCACCGGGAACACTCCATCCATACTGAACACGCGACAGTGCGCCTCTCACCATGCTTAATAGAGATGTTCCAAAATGCTTCTCACATCCATGAGTCCTGCATTTATAATGAACCCTGTAGTCAGCATCATAATATAGATTCAATGCAGACTTATTATCGCCACCATGAATCATACAGTTTGAGAAGTAAACCTTTTGTCCTTTATGATATTCAACTTCAAAGTAGTCATAAAGATCTTCAATATTTTCACAAACTATACTGGTTAATTCATTCAGCTTTGCTTGGTCATTATATTTAAAACTAGAACGCGATGTCTTCTTCGTCGCTTGGTTCATCTGCTGAGTTCCTGCTATTTGCTAATTCTTGGGCTGTTGGACCTTCAATAAGTTTTGCGTATGCTCCTTGCATAACAACATTAATATAGTCTCCACTAGAAAGACCTTCACCATGTCTAGAGATAATTGGGACAAGCTTTCTGTTTCCGTTTGAAACACCATCCTGTGCCATTTCTTCATCAGACTTCTCTTTGTAGATCGTAAAGTTAGAACACAACCACATGATTCTATCAGAACCACTCGCTGCATCTGTTGACTCTTTGTTGATACCATCTCTGTTAAGCTGGATGAACGAAAGAATCGGAATCTCATACCTCAGTGCGAAGTTATGTAGGGAAGTCATCATGAATCCCAACAATTGAAATTCTTTAAGATCTGTTTTTGCAAGCTCAGAAGCCTCCATAAGTTTCAAATAGTCATAGACGATAACACAATCGTTTGCCTTGCCTTCTGCGTTCAGTCCCACAGTTTTAGCAAGCCATCGCCTCATGATAGAAACCTGATCCTCAAAAGCCCTTCCACCAATATTCTTATGATAGAAAGGAATGTTCTTTAGCTCTTTTGCGAGTTCAAGAATGGCAGACTTCTGGAATGGGTTATCAGCAAATTTACCAGTTTCAATTTCGTTAATGCTAGACTTGGCATGATTGGTAAAAGATGACATCGCACCCCCACGATTCTGTTGATCTTTCTTTGTCATCTCTGTATCGAGATACAACACAGGGATACCGCGCTTTGCAATATCAAAACCCATGTTAAGACCAATAAGACTCTTACCAACTTTGGTTCTAGCTCCAATAACATTTACAGTACCTTTACGAAGACCACCCCCAATAGCAAAGTCGTATTTATTGAAACCAGTTGGAATCCCAATCTGATCTACTCTATTCTCTGCTTTATCTTCAAGGTACTCATCCAAATCACCAAACAACAATTCAGGAGCATCATCCGAATCGTTTAACAGAGATGTGAAATCAAAGATTGACTCCTCTGCCATGCCAAGGATTTGGGAAATAGGCTCATCGCCTTTAATGTGGGTGTATTTCTCTTTGGTTACTTCAAGCTGGTCATACATCATTCTAGCAATTTGCAGCTTCCTGATTTTAGCACCAAACTTTCTAATGTTTTGGAAAGCTACAGGAAACTTTAGAATAGCACTTAGATGTGACAGTTCATTGTTATTTGCAAAGAATCCATCAAGACCAAGTTCCTTAGCGGCAGAAAGAACAGACGCGACATCGACAACTCTTGTGTCGTCCTCGTCTAATAGTTTCTTGACGCATGTATAAATAACAGAATTTGAATCAACAGTGAAAGTGTTTTCATTTAATAGGTCTGCAACGTCATAATAGGCTTCTGTGCCAAACTTGCATACACCAGCAAGTACAGCGCGTTCCGCAGCAGGATCAGACAAAATCATTAATTATCTCCCAGAACAACAACAAGAATTACATTTCCATCTATCCGCACTCGCAACAATTGACCTAGAAACGGTAAAGTCTTTGTTGCAAGACGAACATGTTACCTCAATAAGTGTACTCTGTCTTTTCTGTTTTCGTCTAGGTTTTAGGGTTTCTCTCAAAGTTTCATCATCCTTAGAAGCCTGTGCAAGCTCTCTTGATTCGCTGGCATCCAAAGAGATGTTAGTCATAAAATCTTCAAACTTGTTTTTTCTTTTGCCAAGATCCATCTGCTGAGTTCTGCAACCGGAACCTTTTCCAGACCCCTGATCTGTTGTTGAACGCTTGGCTTTAGCAGTTTTCTTAGATTTTCTATTCTTCTTGCTGTGTCCAGAACCTCTTCGCTTGATAACATGTCTGCCATCGTCCTGTGATTCCGATGAGTCATCCGAAAGAAGTTCTGCTAGTTCTTCTTCACTAAGCTTGTTAAGTAGTTTAGCAATTAAATCTTTTTTACTCATTTCATAGCCTTTGCCATTTGTAGGTTTTTATATAAATCGCTCATGTTCTTAGCAGAAGATGCAAGGTATGTTAATCTGTCTGCTCTTTGCTTGGCGTAATTTTTTAGCTTTAATAAATCATTTGCATAATCATTATGCTTTACAGCTTGATTATATTGACTTTCCCAAGAGCCTCTGTATTGCAGTTCTTCGCCAGCAATAGTTTTCTTTAGAAGATTGTCTGCCCAGTTGACCCTTGACATTTCTCTATTGAAGCACCTCTGGATATGGAACGAAAGACCACCAAGCATCAGTGCTGCTTCTCCACACTCTTGGATACTTAGCTTTTCTATTTGAGTCCTGTCCATAGAAAGATATTTTTTAGCTTCGTCATCTATGGCTTTCTCTGTAAACTTTGATAGACCTATTGATGATTCATACTCATCTAGTATTTCATCAATCTTGGTCATCCTACCTAGCGGTGTGTTATCCGATTCAGCCATTCCTCTTCCTTTTCATTATAGGGTAGTTCTATGTAAGTTATGTTGTTTAACTCACACCAGTCCTTCTTGTCCGCATCGTTCTTCCTTTGATTTATAAAATCTTGGGCCGATGCATGGAACATAGTATTAAATTTATAATGCTGCTGACCATGAACTTCAACAGCAAGTTTGATCTTATTGATATAGAAGTCCAAGAACTGGGTCTTTCCCGGCCTTGCGTTAATTGGTACTTCTTCTAGGATCTGAATGGTAGGGAAAAGATCATATAATATCTTTCTAGCATTGACATGAAGCTGTGATCTTCTTCTGTTATCAGAAGCACTAACTATATCACCCTTCAGTTTCCAGTTAGAAGTATTACCATATAAATCTTTTACTTTCATCCCATTCCAATCATTTCAAAAACCTGCTGCCTGAGATCATCATAGTACGATGGGTTATCTTCTAGGTAGGTGGCAAAGTTCGACATACCCTGAACCTTTTCACCATTTGGAAGTGTAATCCAAGTCTTGCCTTCAACAACACCAAAGTCTTTGGCTAGTTCTGCAAGCTCATATTCATTCCAGATACCATGCCCATATTTAATAATACTCGTAACTTTCTGTCCCGGCGCACCAATAGCAGAGTTCTCAACAACCCAGTTGACCTTCTGACCAATCTGTGTCTCTCCCTGCATGAGAGGTTGCTTGTGAGTAGCCCACAATTTTACATCCTGTGCATATTTCAATGCGTTCCCTGACTTCTCTACTTTAGTTTTACCAGCACCAAACTTCTGGATATTAGCCATAAGGTGAGTAATACCTACAAGCGTAACCCTGTTGATTGGAAGCACGTTTGCAAACCTTCTGGTAAACTTACTAAGGTAGCGATTCATGGCAGCGACTTGCGTATCTGTAATGTCTGCAACCAGTTCTGCTTCTGCTGCCAATGCAGAGAAAGAGTCAATGACACAAACTGCATGTGGCTCATTATGGATAATGTTATCAAAGATTCCCAGATACTTTTCACCAGAAAGAATGTTTCCTTTGGTAGAGCCAACTACCTTGAAGTTCTCTGATGAATAGTCAAGACCTCTAATGCCTTCCAAGTCACGCTTCTTTAGCCTGCCTTCAACATTACCATAGTAGATATTTCTATCTTTCTTATTCTCTGTTTGAACCTTTTGTGCATTTCTGCAAAACTGCAAAGCATGTACAGTTTTACCAATCTTCTCTGGACCTGTCATGATAAACAGGCAACCTTCTGGCACTCCACCTCCTAAAGCAATATCAATCTTAGGACTGACGGAAATGATTGGTGGAGGGTTCTCAACAATATGCGATGCATCCAAAAGAACATCGCCGTATTCCTTAATAATATCTGTCTGTGTCATTCAAGATCCTCTAGTTTTGAAATGATAGATTTCTTTTTATTGCTAGTCTCAAAGGTTTGCTTCTCTGAAAAATCATACTCGACTTTCTTAGCAATCTCTGCTGCGACTTTTTCTTTTTCCTTATATTCCTTAATAACATTCTCAAGAAACGGACTTCGTAAAGAATATGTTTTCCACATTCTCTTGTCTCTTAATGCAGCTATTATAGCATGTTCGCCATACTTCTTCAATAGCTTATTAGCTAAAGTTATTTGGTACTTGTAGAATTTGCCCCATTCCTTCAACTCCCAAAACTTGATTGGGAGTTCTTTCTTTTCTGTTTGGGCTTTCTTTTCACAGATAACTTCTGTAATGTATTGAGCAGCATGTACGAACTGCTCAGGAGAATATCTAGACGGATATTTAGATTTTTGAGTTTGGTTTTTACTCATCGTTAGAAATCTTATGAATATTCCTTTTAGTGTTTTGAGAAAGACGCAGGGATCTTGTTTCATCTGCTCTAGATGATTCATTTGGAGTCATAATTGTAACTCCCTTATTTCCCTTCTCTCCTGTCTCATGAAGAAAGTGGGTGGTTTTCTTATTTGGTTTAGCATATCGCTCTTCACCCTCTTCCGCAACAGCTTCTTCTGCCACGACTTCTTCAACTTCTGGAACTTCAACATTATCAGAATACTTCTTTACTGTTCTTGCATCTCTGTTTAGAAAGTCAGAAATTTCATCAACAGACTTTCCTTCTAGAGTCATCTTTTCAATACAGTAGATTTCAACATCTGAAATTTTATTACCCTTAGTCATACTACTTCCCTTTCTGCGTTATTAAGCCAAGCGGAGTTTTTAGTTTTTAAATATTTTGTATACTGGTCAAACACAAGTCTGCTTGTCGTCTGCAAAGACCACTCTGGCTTACCTGCATGTCTCATTTGATTCTTTTGTGTTCCTTCGCTGTACATTCCAATAGGATCGTAAAGCTTTCCATACTTGCCACGTTTGACATAGTAGGTCGTCTTAGCACCCTTTGAAACTTCTGCTGCATAAACATTTGGAATTGTGAAGATGTCATCATCGTCTTGCAAATCCAACATAGGAAACCCTTGGGAATCTTCTGATTCGTGCATACCCCAGAAAGTATAAGCCTTTACTGAAAGGCTATCGTCCTTTTTGTTTCCCTGATTAATTACAAACTCACTCATT